CTTTATCAAGACTTGAGCCACAGCAAGGTTTTTCTCTTGGTCGCTCAACAGAGATTACTAGAGATGAACTAAAGTTCAACAAGTTTATTGAAAGACTTAGAGCAAAGTTCTCAACTCTATTTGATGACTTGCTTCGTGTGCAGCTAGTACTTAAAAGAGTATGCACAGAAGAAGAATGGAAAGAGTTCAAAGAGTATATCTGGTACGACTTCCTAAAAGACAATAACTTTACCGAACTAAAAGATGCTGAACTTCTACAAAACAGACTAGCCAATCTTCAAGTTGTTGATGCTTATGTTGGTCGCTACTATTCCATGAACTGGATTAAGAAAAATGTTCTCATGCTTTCTGATGACGAAATTGAAGAAATGCAGAAAGAGATGGATGAAGAACAGGATATGATTGCTCAACAGCAAGAGGCTATGGGTATAGACCCACAAACTGGAATGCCTATGCAACCTGATATGGGCCAGCAGCAAATGCAGCCAAATATGGAAGATCAGCAGCAAATGACTCCTGAAGAACAGCAACAGATGGAGCAGACGCAAAGTTCTATAGATAAGTTTACAATTCAACCTAATGAGATAGAGTTTTTATGATGAAAAAAAGATATAAACTTAAAGAAGATTTAAATATCCCAGCAACAGAACCTGTTGGAACACCAGCAGCACAAGAAGCCGCTAAACTCGGTCTTCGATATGTTGGTTTTGGTAGATATGAAGACCCAAACACTGAACAAGTTACACACATTGTTCAAAATGGTCAATTATTACCATATCAGAAAGCTGTTAATACCAATACATATCAACAGCAAAGTTCTGATGATATAGGTAATTACACTCAAGAAATTTCTCAGTCTGAAGAAGAGTTGCATCAAGCATTGCTTCAAGAATATGCTGCAACAGAATTCAAGGATGACGAACTAGATGCAATTAGCGAATTTACAGCTGGTGCATATAGAGATATAAATGAAAGATTGTCAAACCTTCCAGCTGGTATTCCAGCAGAACAAATTCAGCCAGAGAGTGCTGATGATCCTATTCCATCAATGATAAATTCTCTAGATAAAGCCCTATCCAGAAACAAAACTCAGATAAGTTTTCCTGTTTATTCCTCTCTGGGTATGGGCGGAAGCGACATTACACAATTTAAACCGAATTCATCGTTTTCTTTTAAGGGGTATAGGCCAACCACAATATCTCTTTCCAATGCTCTGCAATTTAGTCAAGACGAAAAAAATTCTGTAGTTCTACAGATTAAAGTTCCAGCTGGTTCTGGAGGTGCTTATGTTGATGATTATTCATCAAGTCCAGGTGAAAATGAATTTGTTCTACCAAGAGGCAGTAAAATTAAAGTAGTTTCTGGTCCAAATAAATTAGTCGGTGGTAATCAAGGACAAAGAAAGAATGTATTTTATTTTAATTGTGAATTGGTAAACGAATAAATACTTATTATAAATAAAAGAGGTACTAAAATGTCAGTTAAAAACGCTCTAGACCATATTATCAACGGCAATCTTGATGCAATGCGTAGCGAATTATCTAGTTCAATGACAGCGAAAGCCATCGATAGGCTAGAAGAAAAGAAGCTAGATATTGCTAACTCATATTTTGGAAAGAAGTAAAATGAAGACTATCGGGCAAATCAGAGAAAATTATAACCAGAGTAGAAGTGCTAGTGATAAACTAGAACAACTAGTTATGGACGGTTTGCTTGATGAGGGTAAACTAACACTGGTTCGTCGTGCATTAAGAGAAAACCATAAAACACTCACCAATGCAGAAAAGAACGCTCTTCTAGAAACAATCAATGTAGTCCTTTCAGATATTGATGTTTCTAATTTTGATGATGTCGAACTTTTAGATGAATCTGCAAAGAATGATTATCTATCGAAGCATGATCCAAGATTTGGTTCTAAGTGGCCAACAGATAAAGAAGCACCACAGATTATCATTCTAAAGAGAAAAGCTATTCGTGTTTTTCCCGATAATGCTAAGGTTGCACTATATTATGCACAAGGTATTGACAAATATATTTCTATTCCTTTTGGGGAGATTGGAGTTGGTTCGGTGAACGAGCAGACAGTTACACATACAAACGGCAAAGATTATACATGGAATAAGAATACAGGAAAATGGCATGGTCCAAATGGAAAGCCTGCCAAAGAAGAAATTCAAAATGATTTAATGAAAACTCATAAGTCTTCAACATATGTCAGAAAACAACTCAGAGCAGGCGGCGCTGGACCAGTTACTGCTGCATTAGCGGGTCTGGCATCTAAGCCTGGCCTAGCACTAAATCGCGCTGTTACAAATACATATAGAAAAATTAAATCTGGTATAACTGAAGAAACTGAATCTGATATTAAAAACAGATTTTCGCAAAGACTAGATGAAAAAAGGTCTGCTTCTGATGTTGCTGATACTGCCGCAGACTATCTTGTTCCAGGATATAGTGCTGCTAAAGAATTTAAAAAAGGTAATTATGGAGCAGCAGCCTTTGATGCGGCGACAGATGTTGCAGGAATTGCCGCAGGAGCATTAACAGGTGGTGCTGGTTATGCAGCAGCCAAAGCAGCTGGAGCAGGTATTAAGGCTGGCGCTAGAGGCGCTAGAAAATGGGTACAGAAAAAACTCAGAGACTTAGCCAAAAAAAGAGCAGAAAAGAAGAGACTAAAAAGAGAAAAAGAAGTCGAAGATAGAAAAAATAAAGGAAAAAAAGATAAAAAACCTGGCTCAAAAAGAGGGGCTGCTGCTCTAGCCGCTGGCGGTTTAGCTGGTTCTGCTCTTAGTGGTGGCGGTAGCAGAGGCGGTGGTGCACCAGATCAAGGCGGAAGTGGTAGAGAATATTCTCCTCAGTTACAGGCTAAGATTTCTAGGCCAGAAGCTAGAGATGCATATGAAGGCCAATTAAGGGTTCTTAATCGTAAATTTATGGCCCAACCACAACCCACCATGCAAGAACAACTAAATAATATTACAGAATCTATGAATTTCACATTTGAAGATGGTAATGTCACAGTAACTCCTTCAATGGCTAAGAATATGATGAAAGTTTATAATAAAGTTAATGAAGAAAACAAGAAAAAAATTGAACAGATGATGAATGAAAGTGCACATACACTGAAGAAGTTCATCAACTTCGCATCAAGGTACTAACAGATGGCTAACATTTATACAACGCAAAGATTGGTTGATACACAAGATAAAGCTGTTATTAAGTTGACAGCAAGATTTTTTGATGGTGGAGATGAAAATCAACTAAGAATTGATGTGTCTGATTTGGCATATGCACTAAATGCTAACGGATACATTATGACTGGTGGAACACATCCTAAACCAATCTATAGAACTTTTGTTACAGCCATCATTTACGATGTTAACATAGCAAGTGGCTATCTTACCATGCAGTGGCAAGGTGCTGAGGGTGATAGCACAACAAATACTGATATGTATGTTGTTCACTCTGGACAGCACTCTGTTCTATTGGATGATATGAGATATGTTGGCGTACTAAAGAACCCAACAGAATTGACAGATTCGGCAAATACAACAGGCGATATTATCTTTAAGACAGTTGGTGCAGTAGCTAATGATTCATATTCAGTCATCATTGCACTAAAGAAGAACGCTGAAGATTATGATAAGGGTCAAACAGCAGACCCAACAGCCTTTAACAGAGGTCCAGCAGCAGCATGAACGACTTAGTTTCATATATTATAAACAAAAAATATAATGAGGCTGGGGCTTGTCTTCTTCCTATCATGGAAAGTATTCGTGAGCGCAAGCTGCATGAGATGAAAAAAATATTAATGGCGTCAAGTTCTCTTGATGAAGCAGCCAGATTCAAAATTGTCAAGGCTCGTTTTCGTGGTGGAAAACTACAGAGACGCAAGAAGGTTTCCACACAAACTGGTTTCACTTTTCGTGGTGGTAAAATGACCAGAATGTCTCCCTCAGAGAGACGCAAACGCAAAATGGGTCAGCGCAAGGGTAAACTAAAAAGAAAAGCAACACTACGCAGAGCATTGATGAAGCGCAAGCGCACAATGCGCCGTAGAAAAGCACTAGGGCTATAAAAATGAAACTAATTTCAGAAGAAGTTCAAAACGTCCAGTTTATAACTGAAGCCAAGAAAGGTGGCGGCAAGGAGTACTTTATTGAAGGTATCTTCATGCAAGCTGAGAAGAAGAATAGAAATGGTCGTGTATATCCACGAGGCATTCTAGATCGTGAAGCAGACAGATATAATTCCAATTATATTCAGAAGAATAGAGCATTTGGTGAACTTGGACATCCAGATTCACCAGCAATTAACTTAGATAGGGTTTCTCATATGATTACAAAACTCTACCCAGATGGTTCTAACTATATTGGTAGAGCAAAAATTCTTGATACTCCTAACGGAAAAATTGTGAAGAATTTACTTGATGGTGGTGCTAGTCTAGGTGTTTCAACTAGAGGCGTAGGGTCTCTAAAGCCACATAATGGATATCAACTAGTACAAGACGATTTTCATCTCGCCACAGCGGCGGATATTGTAGCTGATCCATCTGCCCCAGATGCGTTTGTTCAGGGTATTATGGAGAGTGCTGAATGGATTCTAACTAATCAAGGTTGGAAAGCAGTAGATTATGAAGTAGCACAGAAACAGCTAAAAGAAGCCAAACAAAACGAGATTGAAGAAGTTGCGTTGAGATTGTTTAAAAATTATATCTCAAAGTTATAAATATTATAAATAATATAAGAAAAACCAAAGGAGTATTCTAATATGAGCAAGTCTCTTACAGAAGCAGCAAAGGCAGTATTGATGGGTGAAGAAAATTATCCATCAGTTGATTCAATGGGTGCTGGTCATCCTGATCGTGATGCTAAGAGCATGACTTCCAATGCTGCTACACTAAAGCCTAATTCAAAGGGTTCAGAAGGTCGCTTCTCAAACCCCAATGCAACAGAACCAGAAGCACCTGAAAATGGTGTTCAGGACCTTGGTCCTGCTGTTGTTAAGCCAACAGATAAGAATGGCATCTTTGGCGTTGCCGAAAAGATTAAGAAGACAGCAAAGCGCATGGCTGATAAGGAAGGTGGCGAAATGTCATCTAAGAAGGTTATGGCTGAAGATGAAGAAGCTGAAGATGAAAATCTCGTTTCTGAAGAAGAAGTTGCTGAAGAAGATGCTGAAGTAGTTGCTGAAGAATCAGATGTTGAACTTTCTGAAGAAATGGAAGAATTTATTGACAAGATGATCGAAGAAGGCGCTACTGAAGAAGAAATCATGGCCGCTCTAGAAGAAAATTTCGAACTAGTTTCAGAAGAAGCTGAAGAAGTTGAAGAAGAAGTTGAGCCAATCGAAGCCCTTGAAGTAGACCTAGACGAAGCTGTTGACGCTCTATTCGAAGGTGAAGAACTCTCTGAAGAGTTCAAGGAAAAGGCTAAGACAATCTTTGAAGCTGCTCTTAACGAAAAGCTAAAGACTGAAATTGCTATTCTAGAACAGGCTTATGCAGAATCACTAGAAGAAGAAGTTGCTCAGATTCAAGAAGCACTTACTGAAAATGTCGATGGTTATCTAAACTATGTCGTCGAACAGTGGGTAACAGACAACGAAGTTGCTATCGAATCTGGTCTACGTTCAGAACTTACAGAAGATTTCATCTCTGGTCTCAAGGCTCTATTTGAAGAGCATTACATCGACATTCCTGAAGACAAGGTTTCTATTGTAGAAGGTCTACAGGAACAGGTTGATGAACTTGAAGCCAAGCTAAATGAAGAAATTGACCGTAATGTTGAACTAACAAAGGTTATTAACGAATCTAAGGCTTATGAAATTGTAGCTGAAGCATGTGAAGGTCTAACAGCCACACAAGCTGCAAAACTACAGTCTCTAGCTGAAAACGTAGATTTTACAGACGATGCTTCATTCGCCAAGAAGGTTGCTACTCTTAAGGAATCATACTTCTCAACTGAGGTAAAGAACGACAATGTTCTTACTGAAGAAGTCCTTGAAGAAGATGCTACCGAAAATCTAAATGGCCCAATGAAGGCTTATGTAAGATCACTCGGAAAAACACAACCCAAGTAATTGGAAATTATAAATAATATAAACAAAGTTTTTAATCCCAAAGGAGAAAAAAATGTACCTTTCAGAAAACCTAGAAAAGAAGTGGTCTCCAGTACTAGACCACGAAGGCGCTGGTAAGATTCAAGATTCTTATCGTCGTGCTGTCACAGCCATTGTCCTAGAAAACCAGGAAAAGGCTATGATGGAAGAAGGCCGTCAGCTAAACGAAGCTGCTCCCACTAACTCTGGTGGTGGTCTTGGTGCTGGCACAAACATTGGTTCATACGATCCAATTCTAATCAGCCTAGTTCGTCGTGCTCTTCCAAACCTCATTGCATATGACATCTGCGGCGTTCAGCCAATGACAGGTCCAACAGGCCTAATCTTTGCAATGAAGTCCAAGTACAAGACAATGGATGGCACTGAAGCCCTCTTCAACGAAGCTAACACAGTATTCTCTTCACAGAACGCTGCTGCTGGTCTCTCTGGCGTTGGCAACCATCCAGTATCTAACACAAACCCAGTTCTAGGCCTTGGTGACTCTGGTTCTTACCAAGTCGGTACTGGTATGACAACCACTCAGGCTGAAGCACTTGGTGATTCCGCTGATAACGGCTTTGCTGAAATGGCTTTCTCAATCGATAAGGTCACTGTTTCTGCAAAGTCACGCGCACTCAAGGCAGAATACACCATGGAACTAGCCCAAGACCTCAAGGCTGTTCATGGTCTAGACGCTGAAACCGAACTAGCTAACATTCTCTCTACAGAGATTCTAGCTGAAATCAACCGTGAAGTAGTTCGTACAATTTATCGTTCTGCTACACTAGGCGCTGCTTACGGCACAACAACTTCTGGTACTTTCGATCTAGATACAGACTCAAATGGCCGTTGGTCAGTTGAGAAGTTCAAGGGTCTAATCTTCCAGATTGAACGCGATGCTAACGCTATTGCCAAGGCAACTCGTCGTGGGAAGGGTAACGTCCTTATCGTTTCTTCTGATGTAGCTTCCGCAATGGCTATGGCTGGTGTTCTTGACTACACCCCTGCCCTTCAGGCCAATCTAAACGTAGATGACACAGGCAATACCTTTGCTGGTCTACTACATGGCCGCATTAAGGTCTACATTGATCCATACTTCGGTGGTTCTGCTAATGGTGATGAACTCGTAACCGTAGGTTATAAGGGCACATCTGCTTATGACGCTGGTCTATTCTATTGCCCATACGTTCCACTACAGATGGTTCGTGCAGTTGGTCAGGATACATTCCAGCCAAAGATTGGCTTTAAGACCCGCTATGGCATGGTTGCTAACCCATTTGCAACAAGCCGTGGTGATGGTACTGTTGGTGAGCGTAATACTGCTGCCGACGCCAATATCTACTACCGCATCTTCCGTGTACGCAACCTCACATAATAATATTATAAGAGGTAACTTAGAAGAGAGGGCTTCGGCCCTCTCTTTTTTTATAAATAGTCATATAAGGAGACTTATATGACAACACAATCTCTACTCAATAGAATACCGAATAATAGTAGCTTTCTTCAGCCTACTAAGTTCACCTTTATTATCCCCAATCTACCTTTTGCAAGATATTTCTGCCAATCAGTAGAAATGCCTGGTATTGCAACCAGTGAAGTCCTTGTTCCAACTCCCATGTCTGAAACATATAGGCATGGTGATAAACTAGTATATGAGCCATTCACCATCACATTTCTGATGGATGAAGATATGAGAACTTGGGAAGAAACTCATAATTGGCTAGTCAGTCTCACAGCACCAATAAGTTTTGACCAATATGCATCAAGAAGGCTTGGTGCTCCAGAGAAATATTATGATGGCATTTTAACGGTAAATACCAATGCCAACTTACCAAACTTTCGTGTAAAGTTTAGAAATGTACATCCCATACAATTGGGCGCAGTTTCATTTAGTACAGCAGATTCACCAGATGTAACTCCAACATCAGACCTAACATTTAGATTCGATACATTTGAATTTGAACGAGATATCTCTTGACAAACACTTTTAAGTGTGTTATATTACAGGTTTATGCTATGGAGGTATTGAATGAAAGCGCCTGTAAAAGTCGATGAACTTATGGAAGAGTGGAGTAAGGATTCTGTTATTGATGAGACCGATATCAATCGTGAACTTGCTAGGATTCCAAAGCTACACTCAAAGTATTTGAACGTACTTACCCACCACACACTTCTCATGAAGAAAATCCTTGGTGATTATTATAAGCTAAGAACCAAGAAATTTGAGTATTATAAGGGCGACTTCAGCCAAGAAGATTATGAAGAAACTGGCTGGGAGATATTCGTCAAAAAGACTGGTCGTGATGTGAACATGTATCTTGAAGCAGATGAAGAACTCAACAACCTTCTGCTAAAGAAAATCATGCACGAAGAAATTACAGAATACTGTAAAGCCGTATTAAAGGAACTAAATAGTCGTACTTGGCAGTTAAAGTCATATATCGACTATGAAAGGTTCTTGCGTGGCGGATAAGTTAATAATCAGAAATGTGAATGAAGCATATGTGCATGTTCAATGTGAGGATGGCATATCATATGAACTAAGAGAACACTTCACATTTCAAGTTCCAGGATATCAGTTCACACCACAATATAAGGCTCGCCTCTGGGATGGCAAGATTCGTTTGTTTGATGTTAAAACAAATATGGTCTATCGTGGACTTGTTCCTGAGATTATCAAGTTCTGTCAAATTCGCGAATATGATTTTGATTATGAAAATGAAGATTATGATGAAGAGTTTTCGCTCAATGAGGCTGAGGCTTTTGCAAAATCTCTAAACCTGAAAAAAGTCACACCTAGAGACTATCAGATGGATGCGTTTGTTCATTCCATTAGAACTCGCAGAGCAATGCTTCTCTCACCAACAGCATCTGGTAAGTCGCTAATCATCTACATGATATTGAGGTATCTACATGATAAAGGTCTTTCTAAGCGCACTCTTATTATT